AAGCGTATTGCCTGTAATCCTGTTTTCCAGGCTTAACTTATTACCAGCGGTAATCCCCCACCATGCAGCGAAGGTGTCCTGAAGGTACAACTCCTGATATACCGATGTACCAGCTTTTGCTTTCAGCGTCTGGGTGCGACCGCCAGGCGCCTCAATATCCGTCTGTCCTGTGATCTTCCCGCCGGTCTTATCGAACTTCTTATCCAGCAATTCCGGTAAACCAAGGTTTCCGGGAATGCAGCCATAACCAGATAAATCCGTAATAATCCCGTCATTACAGCAAACATGAGGGAAAACAATGGCAGTCATCGGCTATATCCGCGTATCAACAACTGACCAAAACAGCGATTTACAGCGAAACGCGCTCATCAGCATAAATTGCGACCATATTTTTGAGGACAAAATGAGCGGTAAATCCGCCGTCAGGCCGGGACTGAAACGGGCATTAAAGGCCATTCAGCCGGGCGATACACTCGCAGTGTGGAAACTGGACAGGCTCGGGCGCAGTGTCAAAAACCTGATAGCGCTGATATCTGATCTGCACGAACGCGGCGCACATTTCCGGTCACTGACGGACAGTATCGACACCAGCACCGCTATGGGGCGCTTTTTCTTTCACGTCATGTCAGCGCTGGCAGAAATGGAACGTGAGCTGATAGTAGAGCGTACACTGGCAGGCTTGGCCGCAGCGAGAGCGCAGGGAAGAATTGGCGGAAGACCCGCAGCACTGACACAGAATGACCGGGAGCAAATCGGCCGTCTGCTGGATAAAGGGCATTCACGGCAGCAGATGGCGATTATTTATGGTGTGGGGGTATCGACAATTTACCGGTATTTTCCTATTGGGCGACGCAGCGAGAGTTAATTAACATTAGATAGCGAGGAATATTGAATCAATTTTGCACTGTGCAAAATGCGCTGATTTCACCATTCCTCGCAGTGCAGAATTTCGCGCCTGATAGTGCAGAATTTCGCGCCGCGCTACAATCTGAAAGTAAGCTGATTGCATTTGAGCAGGAGCTGGTCAGCCTGGCAGGTAAAAAACTGAATGCCGCTCAGAAGAGTGTGATGGAAAATGCCGGGTCCATCCGTACCCAGTTACAGCTCAACGCCGGGCTTGAACGGGAAATCGCACTGAAAGGGCTGCGTAAAAAGTTTGATGATCAGAACTTTGAAATAACTCAGCGTACCCGGTCCATGCAGCAGGAGGCGGATAATCAGCGTCTGCAAGTCATTATGCCGACAGCGGATTATAACCTGATGCTTGAAGAGCAGCGGATTGCGGATGACTTCCGTCAGCGCCGGTATCAGCTGGATAAAGAAATCACCGATAAAACCTCTCAGTTATACAAAGATCAGACTGCCGTTCTGAATGCCGAGCAACAAAAGCAGACAGACATTGTCCGGCAGGCGGCTAAAGACAAAGCTGCGTCAGATGCAGACTGGCAGGGAGGCTTAAAACAGGGCTGGAAAGATTTCAGTGACAGCAGCGGCAATGCGTTTGCAATGATGCGTAATGCGTCAGCTAATGCGCTTAACAGCACATCGTCTATGTTCACTGACTTTTTGACCACCGGACGGGCTAATTTTACTGACTTTACAAAATCCATTCTCACCGATATCACAAAAATGATCGTCCAGATGACCATTTTTAATGGCCTGAAAAGCGGCCTGAGCGGAACATGGCTGGGTGATGCGATGGGGATAGCACCCAATGCAACCGGCGGCGTGTATACCTCCCCGGGACTGAGTGCATACAGTAACAGCATTGTCAGCTCTCCGACCGTGTTTCCGTTCGCCAAGGGCGGCGCACCCAATATAGGACTGATGGGCGAAGCCGGATCTGAGGCGATTATGCCGCTCAGGCGCGGGCCGGACGGTAACCTTGGTGTGCGTGCCTATGGTGGCAGTAGTGCCGGTAGTACGGCACCTGTGGTTAATATCCAAATCGACAGTGACGGAAATCAGCAGGTTCAGGCATCCGGTGGTCTTGAGCGGTTCGGCAGAGAGATAGGGCAGTATGTCGACCAGCGGTACCGTGCACTGATGGACAGGGACACCCGTCCCGGCGGGGCTGTCTGGAATCTGGCTAAGGGGGGGAGATGATAGAAATATTCACCTGGAGTCCGCGCCTGAATCCGCAGGGCGACATATCCTTCAGAGCCCGTAAGGCGAAATTTGGTGATGGTTATGAACAGGTTTGCGGGGATGGCATCAATCCCCGCAGCCAAAAATGGTCACTGAATTTCACCGGCACGGAAAGTTATATCCTGCCAATCCGTGATTTTATTGACCGGCACGGCGGTATCCGTGCTTTTCAGTGGAAACCGCCTCTGGAGAATACCGGGTTATATCGCTGTGATGATCCGAAACTTACCCCGCTCGGCGGTGACAACTATTCACTCTCTCTCACTTTTACCCAGGCATTTAAACCATGATCACAAACGATTACCAGAAGCTGGAACCGGGTAATGCTGTCCGGCTTTTTGAGGTTGACGGTACCGTGTTCGGTGCGCCGGATATTTTGCGGTTCCATGCATACAACATCCCACATACAGAGGCAGAAATTACTGCCGCTGGTGGGGATCCGGAAAAGTTACCGGCGAAATCAATCTGGTGGCAGGGTGAAGAGTACCGTGCGTGGCCGGTGCAGATCGAGGGTCTGGAAGCTTCAACAACCGGATCCGGTGCACAGCCGAAGTTATCGGTGGCAAACCTCGATGGCTCAATCACCGCGCTGTGCCTGGCATATGATGACATGCTGAAGGCGAAAGTCACGATACATGATACCCTGGCGCACTATCTGGATGCGGTAAACTTTACGGATGGTAACCCGGCGGCAGATCCGACACAGGAAAAAGTCTCTGTCTTTTATATCGACAGCAAATCATCGGAAACTAACGAGGTTATCGAGTTTGAATTAGCTAGTCCGATGGATCTGCAGGGGGTACTGATCCCGACACGGCAACTGCATGCAATGTGTACCTGGTGTATACGCGGCAAATACAAATCCGGTGATGGCTGTGATTATGCCGGGCAGAACGGGTATTTCGATAAGCACGGCAATCGTGTGGATGATCCGGCACAGGATCAGTGCAGCGGCATGCTGAATACCGGTTGCTTCCCCCGCTTCGGCAAAAACAATCCGATCCCGTTTGGCGGCTTTCCGGGAACCTCATTACTGAGGAAATAATGATGCGTAAAAACATTCAGGCAGCCATTTTTGCCCACGCAGAACGTGAATACCCCCGCGAGTGCTGCGGGGTGATCGCGCAAAAATCCCGGGTGGTGAAATACTTTCCCTGTCGTAATATTGCGGCCACACCGGAAGAGCACTTCGTATTATCGCCGGAGGATTACGCCGCTGCGGAGGATTGGGGTACGGTGACCGGTATTGTTCACAGTCATCCGGATGCCACCACCCGGCCGTCAGAACTGGATAACGCACAGTGCGATGCCCTCGGTGTGCCGTGGTATATCGTCAGCTGGCCGGAGGGGGATCTGCGGACTGTTCAGCCACGCGGTGAGCAGCCATTACTTGGGCGACCTTTTGTGCTCGGGTTTACGGACTGCTGGGGGCTGGTAATGAGTTGGTTCAGGCAGGAGCGCGGCATTGAACTGCCGGATTACCGGGTCGACTATCCTTGGTGGGAGCAGGGCGAAAACCGTTACGCCGATAACTGGCGGGAAGCGGGATTTATTCAGGTTGATGATCCGCAACCCGGTGATGTGATAGTGATGCAGGTACAGGCACCGGTCGCCAATCATGCCGGTATTCTGCTGGGTGATAATATGCTGCTGCATCATTTGTACGGACACCTGAGTCAGCGGGTTCCGTATGGCGGTTATTGGCGTGATCGCACAGTTATGGTGCTGAGACATAAATTACACATGACAAAATGAACACTGGTAGCTACCCTTATATCGCGATATTTTTGCAGCATATAAAATATATTAGGGGGAATTTGTGAAAAAGGTTATTACGCTCTTGGCGATATTATTTATTTCTGGCTGTGCCACAACGCAAGTATCTCCCCAAAATGCAAAATTTGCCCCTCAGGATAGAGTGACAGGATTACAGCAAAAGAATAATGATTCCGCGAAAGTCACTATAGTGAGAGATTCCGGAAATACCGGGGGAGCATGTTACACAACAGTTTTTATTGATGGTAAATCTGTTGCCAGATTAGATACCGGTGAGAAGGCTGAGTTTTATGTACCACCAGGAGAGCGGATTGTTGGTGCTGCCTTAGATGGTAAGGGGCTGTGTTCTTTTGGTGGAATGCGTGAAGAAAGAGATATATCAGTGAAAGCGGGTGAAAGTAAATTTTACAGAATTTTCACTGATGCCTACGGGAATATGGATATAAAGCCAACTACGTTAAATTAAATAACAATCTAAATTAACAAATAACCCGCTTAAGTGCGGGTTTTTTTATGGGGTAAATATGTCACAAGAAATCATGGTGAAAATAGAACTGGGTGGTGTGTTAGGTAAAACTTTTGGCAAAACGCATCAGCGTTTAATAAGCACTACATCAGAAGCTGTCCGTGCATTGTGCTGCACTATTCCGGGCTTTGAACAGTTCCTGAATAGCAGTAAATCGCGCGGGCTGACTTATGCTTTGTTCCGAGGTAAAAAAAATATCGGTGAAGATGATCTGGGATTTCCGGCTACTGATGATGTGATCAAAATTATGCCAGTGGTTATCGGAAGCAAGCGGGGCGGATTATTCCAGACTATTTTCGGTGCAGTGCTGGTGGCCGTTGGGTTTGGATTAAGCTTTACCCCACTGGCTTTTGCGTCCCCATTTCTTTACAGCATGGGGTCAGCTATGGCTCTGGGTGGCATTATCCAGATGCTGTCCCCGCAGCCAAACGGGATCGCAATGAAAGACCAGGGCGAAAATAAACCGTCCTATGCGTTCGCGCGCGCGACGAACACTGTTTCCCAGGGCTACCCGGTACCGATCGGTTACGGTAAGCGCCGTATCGGCGGGGCCGTTATCTCAGCCGGAATTTACGTCGAAGATCAGCAGTAACTTTCCCTTCAGTTATTCAGCAGGAAATCCACAATGACACCAATCACAGGCCGCAAAGGTGGCGGCGGCAGCCGCGCACACCTGTCGAACAGCCGGACGATTTACAGTCCGTTGCCAAAGCAAAATTGCTGATCGCCCTCGGTGAAGGGGAATTTGCCGGTGAGCTGACCGGGAAGAATATCTTTCTGGATGGTACGCCGCTGCTGAACGCTGACGGGTCGGAAAATTTCCCCGGCGTGGTGTGGGAATACCGTTCCGGCACTCAGGCGCAAACCTATATACAGGGGATGCCGGCGGCGGAGAATGAAATCACCGTTGGTACCACCGTGCAGAGCAGTACACCGTGGGCACGCGCATTCACCAATCCGCAATTATCCGCTGTCCGCGTCCGCCTTAAATGGCCGTCCCTGTTTCGCCAGGAGGATAACGGGGATATGGTCGGTAACGAGGTAGCATACGCCATTGATTTACAGACTGACGGCGGCAGCTGGAAAATCGTTGTGGACGGACGTGTAAAGGGCAAAACCACTTCCGGTTATGAGCGTACCCACCGCATTGATCTGCCGCAGTCGGCCACATCCTGGACACTGCGGGTGCGGAAAATCACTGAAGATGCCAACAGTGCCAAAATCGGTGACACCATGGTGCTGCAGAGTTACACCGAGGTGATTGATGCCAAACTGACATATCCGCATACCGCGCTGCTGTATATTGAGTTTGACTCAAAACAGTTTAACGGCTCCATCCCGCAGGTCACCTGCGAGCCGAAGATGCGTATTATCCGTGTACCGTCAAACTATGACCCGGAGCACCGGATGTATTCCGGCACCTGGGATGGTTCGTTTAAATGGGCATGGACCAATAACCCCGCCTGGGTCTTTTACGATATTGTGGTTTCTGATCGCTTCGGCCTCGGCGACCGCATCAAAATGCAGAATATCGATAAATGGGAGTTGTACCGCGTTGCGCAGTATTGTGACCAGCCGGTACCGGACGGTAAGGGCGGCAGCGGTACTGAGCCGCGCTATATCTGTGATGTGTATGTGCAGGATCGCAATGAAGCCTATACCGTGCTGCGTGACTTTGCGGCCATCTTCCGTGGCATGACCTACTGGGGCGGCAACCAGATTATCACCCTGGCGGATATGCCGCGTGATATTGATTACAGCTACACCAAAGCCAACGTGCTCGACGGGCGTTTCACCTATTCCGGCAGCAGCAGTAAGGCCCGTTATTCCTCCGCGCTGGTGTCGTACTCAGATCCGCTGAATGGCTATGCCGATGCCATGGAGCCGGTGTTTGAAAATGAACTGGTTTACCGGTTCGGCTTTAATCAGCTGGAAATGACGGCGATCGGCTGTACCCGCCAGTCAGAGGCCAACCGCAAAGGCCGCTGGGGCATCCTCACCAATAACAAAGACCGCGTGGTGACATTCGGTGTGGGACTGGACGGTAATATCCCGCAGCCGGGCTACATCATTGCGGTGGCGGATGAAAACCTGTCCGGGAAAGTCACCGGCGGCCGCGTCAGGGCTGTGAATGGCCGGAGTATCACACTCGACCGCAAACCGGATGCCGCGCCGGGTGACCGGCTGATGCTGAACCTGCCGTCCGGTAAATCGCAGGCCCGTACCATTCAGATGGTCACAGATAATGTGATCACTGTTACCACGGAATACAGTGAAACGCCGGAACCGGAATGTGTCTGGGTAACGGAATCAGATGAGCTGTACGCCCAGCAGTACCGGGTGGTGAGCGTGACTGAGAATGATGACGGCACGTTCACGATATCGGCAGCTATGCATGATCCGGATAAATACGACCGGATAGACACCGGCGCGGTACTCGATGAACGGCCAATCAGTGTTATTCCGCCCGGCAACCAGTTCCCGCCGAAAGATATTACCATCAGCTCTTATTCTGTTGTTAACCAGGGGATCAGCATTGAAACTATGCAGGTTACCTGGTCACCGGCGGAGAACGCGATTGCCTACGAGGCGCAGTGGCGGCGCGATGACGGCAACTGGATCAATGTGCCGCGTAATGCCACCACTTCGT